GCGTCAGTAGATCCTCTAACCAAAGCACCGTTTGCAAAACTGGACGAGACCACATAGTTTGAACCAGAAATATCATAACCTGAGGATATTCTATCGTTGATAGAATTAATCGTAACGTTATTAGTATCTAGTTGAATATAAAGATCCTGTAATCCGATGATGTCATTTGAGAATGGTATTGCCGAAACTTCAATAACAGGGAACTGTTTATTAAGTTGTGTTGATATAATATTGATGGGATTCAGTTTTATCTCACCTTTTATGTAATCAATAGTACCAACATTTCTTCTCACGACAGTAGCATCTGTTGGAGAGTTAAGACGGATAAGGTTTATAACTCCATCCTCAAGTCCCATGTTTGGTGTATCAGCAAGGTAGACAACACCAGCAGTGCCGCTTACTTGGAAACCAGAGGACTTGATGTTATACCCCACACCGCTCGCAGGAGAGTGTCCGTGGTTCTTTACATGGAATCTATTACCAAAGCATATCTCATACTCTGCAAAGGCATTCAGGGACGCTCTGAGGTCCCTACGCATCTGTACAGTGGTGATATTGGATGTGATGGCATCATTAGTATTATCAATGACACTCAAGAACTTACTGTATTTGAAACGTGCGCCAAACCTATTCAGTTCAGTTGAGTTGGCATATCTATCAATGTTATTAGATACAAGTGACTTCACTTCGTCACCACTGCTTATCTTATTACCATCATAATAAACGTTCGACAGAACCTCAATGTAAAGGTACTTAAGGTCTGTTATTTCTAACTCAACACCACCGACCGAATATTTCTTTATTTCTCTTTTAATATTATCTTTTACAAGGTTTGATAAGTATGCACCATTGATAGGTTTGATACTTGCAAATACCTTTCCAAACTGAGGAGGACTTAACTCTTCACCACCAAAGACAGATACAGACTCTGCTTCACGATAGATGGTTGGTAAAAGGTTTTCATAGTCAGTTGATGTAACTGCTCTTCTTTGTGAAGAATATATCTGAGGAGCATATTTCTTAATAGACTCCACAGTTTCAATGTCATCACCAGCAAATGATGCAGTGTTGGTTGTGATAAGAGATATGCCAGAGTTAATGGCAACATTATCTCTAGAAGTCGTCAACTTACCAGAGAATGTTAAGTCAGAAACACCATTACCACCAGAACCATTTGTCACTAGGAATGATACTTCAACAAAGTTTGGTTCTTCTAGTTTCTTACCAAATACACCATCACCAAAAATAATTTCATATCTAGAGTCTTCTATCTCTTGTACCCAGAATACAGGAGAGTCTCCAGTAACATCAAATAAACTTTCTGCTAAACGATATTGTCTCTTAACAGAAGACAGTCTAGATGGTTTAACTATTACTTCTATCGTAGAAGTATCAATGTTTGAGGCATTCAGGATATATCTTTGTTGTGGGTTATAGTTATCAAATGAGAAGTTTGTTGTGACATATGTGCCTTCATAGACATCAATATTATCAAAACTTGCTACTTCATTAACTACAGGCACAGTGATGTCATTCATCAAAGAGAACCTGAAGTTCGTTGTACCGAACGTTGCACTATTTCCTACTAAACCTTTGTTTAAGGTAATAGTTTGAGGTTGAGTATCGTAGTCAGATGTATCAACAAAGAAAGATATATTTGCTCTTGCTGCTCTTCTGGACCTAGGTACATATCCTATATTCCTTGCCAGAGACACGACGTTCTCCCTCAACGTCGCTGAATCAATGAATACCTCATTAGATACCATATTGGCATTATATGAGGTAATATACGTATTGTACGCTAATGCATCTATGATAGTAGAAAGGTTTGACCCTTCAAAATCATAGTCAGTAAAGTTCGAGTTCGACCGCAGATATTCTGTGATCGACTGTTTTATCTGATCGAAGTCTAGGTTGGCGAAATTGACTAGCATTATCGTGTCTGTTGTAATGCGAATGATAACTGTTGAGGTTGTGCCTCTATACCAATAATGTCATAACGAATAGCAATATCGTATTCACCATTGTCAAAGTTTGGTTTAACTATAACTTGGCGAAGTCTTACTCTAGGTTCAAAGTTATTAATAGTATTTTCTATTTGTTCTTTCAATGCCTCAGTCGTAATATCGTCCATTGGTTCAAACAACAGACGACTTACTTGTGAACCGAGTTCAGGGTTGAAAGGTCTTTCACCAGGTGCTGTAAGTATTAAGTTACGAACAGAACGCGCAATAGCAGTTTCATTTGTATTCGCAATCAAGTCAAAGGTGAGTGGATTCACCTTAAAAGACATGTTAATGTCTTTAAAACTTTTACTTGCGCGTTGTACTGGCACCTTTAGTTACACTAAGTATATTTTATTTATTGCCTTTCCTGAGCAGTTTTCCAGAAGTAACTTTCTTGGTCGCCTAAACCCATTCTATCGTATCCATTTTCAACCTGATAGTATTCAGTTGATACTTTAAAGTCAGGTTGCTTCGGCACCTCTGGTGTCAAACTGTTATCATAGATACGCATTCTATTATTAGGATAGAGTGCATATTGACCATTAACAAGTTCAATCAAGTTATGAGACTTGTGTTCTGCAGGGTTCTCACTTGTTGCATAGTCAATAGTATCGGGGTCTTGGTGATAGTTGTCTATTGTACAAACGTATGTGCCTTTAACAGTACCATGGTCTCTTGTATAGACTTCATAGTCCATACTACCAATGAACTGCTTCTGTACTGCTACCACGCCATAGTCCATACAGTTCCAAAACTGTAAGTTATGAAGACTCATGTCAGGGTCAGGTTTCTTAGGTTGCGAGAGAAACGCGCTGATAGGTAACTTATCATACATTGCTGCATACTCTGGTAAGTATGTCTCAAAATAAAAAGCACGTCCAGGCATCGACTTACACGACACCCAAACGCCTTTTACATATTCACCCCAACCACTTTGGTGATCAGTTAAGTATTCTTTTCTTACCCAAACTTCAACAGAAGGTAGGTTGCAAATTAATGCTGCCATTTCCAAGATTGCTCATTCGTAGAGTATCTATACAACAACTCTTCATCTTTTTTAATATCACGAATAGCAATATAGAATTCATCTTCATCTATTCCTATATTGGGTTCATCGGAATGGTTAACATAATATGCTTGATATATTCTATCAAGGTCACAGTCTATCCAGAAACCTTCTTTATCACACCAGGTTAAAGATACAATATGATCATGCATCCACTCTGGTATTTCATCCCATAGTATTTTCTTTGCTTCCTGCCGCCCTTTCCATATCATTGTACCCTTAGGTATATCACATAAAGAAAAAACACCCACCCCGCTACAGACTTTGCTAGGAGCGAGATAGGTGTAAAGCGTCAAGTCATAGTTCAACGACCTTGCCCACGATATGCTTTCTTACGACCATTACGAGAGGTCGGGCTCAGTTTCGTATTAGCCGAGCGTCCTTGCCGAGTTTTTTTGCCCGGTGATGGCATCCAACCATCTTTGACAAGACCAACCTTTGCTTTTACTGCCATTCTCTAAGTACCTCAAATAACGCGAGTTTTTTCGTGACCAACTCGAATCCGAGGGTCGCACCAGATTTCATATCCTGCTTCAATAGCATCAAGACAGAAACTTACATCTTCTCCACACATATCCTGAACTGCTCCAGACTCAAAGACTTGCATCTTAGGAGCAAACCAAGGATACTTCATTTCCTTATTCTCAAAGACTCCGTTGGCAATCATAACCCAACCGAAACCTGTGTAGTCAACTGTGAAAGGTTTCTTACGCTTTGAGATAGACTCGACAGTTTCGTGATTCATCACACCACCGTTCTTACGGAAGTCATCTTCTTCCAACCAGTGTGCAACAGAAGTAGTTTGACCATCTTCAGTGGAATACCAACCAGCAGTGATTGCTTTCTCTTCACCCTCTGCAGGCAGTGCTAAGTCACACAACTGCCAAAACTTCTCAGAGTTAAAGACAATATCACTGTCAATCCACAGTTGATAATCATACTCCAACTTACCATCCCAGGGAATCTGATCAGGTCCACGCAACACATTAGCGCCCAAGCACTTACAACGTGCAAAGTTAACCATGGAAGAATAGTCTTGACTAATCTGAATACTCATTCCATTCTGTACTAAGTCAAAGCACAGTTGTACGAAGTTCTTCATGAACGTATAAGAACATCCACGACCAGGTAGACAGAAGACAATCTTCTTGCCTTTCATACGTCCTTTAATTGCTTCAATGTCCCACTCTGGTCCCTTAACCTTTTTTGGTGGAACAGTCTTTACAGTAAATCCTTTTGCCATTAGAAAGATAACTCTTCAGTTCAAAGTATAATGCAGTGTATGTATAATGTCAATATGAGTCGTGACCAGTAGGTGAACTCTCCATTAATGTATAAACTTGCTCATACGACAAGTCTTCCTTACTATAGTCAGTTCTCATTAAACCTACCATACCTTGCAACTGACTCCAGGTCTGATGAAACTGTTCTTCATTCAAGTTGTTATATAAACACTCTCCCTTCGCATAGATGTGGTAAATCTTATTTGCCAAAAT